AAAAAGCCCCTTTTTATTCTTGGAAAAATGCTAGTCAAAGATTAATCACTGTGATCGGTGATTGCTTTAAAAAATACAACAATCCTGAATCAAAGATTCGCCAGCTTATCCAGGACAGTGACTATTACGCCGCGAGACAATTAGTAGACGACTGTGCTGTAGGTTCGGAAATCTCTCCAGTTATGCATTCGTTGATTTATGAACTTAATACATGTTATTCATTTACAAAAGACTCCATATGGGACAAACACTATGAAACATACTATAAATACGAAGAAGATAGAGGGGTTGTCTACGGGCCAGAGAATATGCTCGGCAATCAGCGTTTTGATTTTGTCTCCTCTCTTATTGATAGTCTTGCAGATGGTAGCACTATACTGGACTATGGCTGTGCTCATGGGCATTACACAGTTACTTTGGCCAAGCAGTACCCGCACAAAAAATTCGTCGGAATTGATATCACCGAATCAAACATCAAGTCAGCCAGAAAATGGGCGAAAGATGAAGGACTCAGTAATGTCGAGTTCTACGTTGGAAGAGTTCAAGACGGGAAAATCGTATTTATCGACTACGGTGAAACCGCATACCCAGCATTAGAAAGGATGCCAGCCGACTGCATCATAGCAGCAGAGGTATTGGAGCACGTATCTAATCCTGCGGAGCATGTTGATGTACTAAAAACCTATCTTAAAGATGATGGTCGTATGATAATTACTACGCCGTATGGACCTTGGGAAGCCATCGGATTTAAGGAGCATTGGCCATGGAGAGCACATGTACATCACTTTGAAAAGCAAGACCTGCATGACCTATGGGGACATTTTCCAGCATTTGAAATTTACAACGTTCCCGGAGGCAAGGATAAATCGGGATGTAATCTTGGCAGCTATGTTACTGTCTTCATTAACGACATAGGCGCGTGCTCAGGAGCAATAGATTATGAACGAAAAACAAGTAATATAGTTCCTGCACAAACTTTATCCTGCTGTATGATAGTAAAAGACGCCCCATCAACGATACGCAGATGTTTAGACTCAGTAATGCCTTATGTAGAGGAATTAATAATAGGGTTTGATTCTCTAGGGGATGACGAGACACCCGTGTTGGTCGGCGAGTATATGGATAAATACTGGCCGGAAAAAACATTCGTAATGTCCTACATCGACTCTCCTTTGGTGACTGGATTTGATAAAGCAAGAAACACCGTCATCAATGAAGCTTCAGGAGACTGGATCATTTGGTTAGATGCTGATGAAGAATTGAACGGGGGAGTTAACCTTAAAAAGTATCTTCGCAACAACCAATATAATGGATACGCTGTACACCAGCACCATTTTTCAATGCAGCCAGCGGGTGTATTGAAGGTGGATATGCCAGTTAAGGTTTTTAGAAATAAGCTTGGTATCCAATTCACCGGCAAGGTTCATGAGCACCCTGAATTAAAACTCAATGACGGAGTTGGGTTCGTAACCATCCTGGAAGACGTAGCAATACGCCATGATGGATATTCAGATGAGAATGTACGCAGAAGCAGATTTAGCCGAAACATAGGTCTGATGATCAAGGACAGAGAAGAGAACCCAGAAAGACTGCTGGGGAAATTTCTCTGGATTCGTGACCTAACCCAGATGTGTCAATGGGAGCTTGAGAAAAATAACGCAACGATAACACCAGTTATGCGCAAACGGGCAATAGAGGGGATTGCACTGTGGGAAGAAATATTGGCGTTGAAAGAAGTACGCTTCCTAATTGACTCACTTGAATACTTTTCATCTCTCAATCGTATCATAGGAGACGGTTTTGAAATGGCATTTAAGTTGGACACCAGCAAAACAGGCAGTACGGACCTTAATACTATTAAAGAGGTAAAGGGGTACTTCACTAATCTAGACCATGCCAGAAAATTGAATAGTGTGATATTTGAAGAGCGAACTAAGCAGTATAACAGCAAGTATTTGTAGAGGATTAAATGGCTCAACAAACAGTAAACATCGGAACAGTAGCTGGGGATCGTACAGGTGATCCCCTGCGGGATGCATTCGATAAAATAAATGACAACTTTGACGAGCTGTATGCACTCCCTCATTTAAATGATCATGGCGCGCTGTCTGGTCTCGGTGATGATGACCACTCGCAATATCATAATGACACCCGTGGTGATGCGCGGTACTACACCCAGACACAGCTTAATACACACTTAACATCGACAGCAAACCCCCACACTGTTACTGCTGCTCAGGTTGCTGCTGTTGCATTATCGGGTGATACAATGACTGGTGCACTGATAATCGATACTGATCTAACAGTGAGTAATCAAGCTGCAATTGGCTCGACATCATCTCTAGGTGGATCTAGTGATTCGATCCTAGCAGTATCAGACGATATTGCTATTCTTCCGGGAACTGAAACATCCGCAATGGAGCTGATTTTCACTGCAACGGGTGGTGCAGCAGTGAGTAAACCAACTGCTCTTTACGCCAAGGCTAAAATTCAAACGACTAATCTTGGTGGTGCTGTTAAAGGGGTACACGCAATTGCGGCACAAGAATCTAATCAACAATGGGCTGCACCCAGTTATGGTATCCCACAAAGTGCAGCAATTTTTGCAGAACTTATGAGTACAGCGGGGAGTGGTACAGGGAGTCTGCGAAATGCAGCAGGAATATGCATTAATTACCCCAGTTTGTTAGGCGGTGGTGGGGCAACAAGCATATATGGATTATTTGTAGGGGATCAGGGAGAGGCGAATGTAACCAATGCATATGGAATATTTGTACAACCCCCAGTATATGGCTCACCTACGAATTCTTATGGTATCGTACTAGGCGGGGATGACAAAGGAGCAGACATCGCATTCGGTGCTGGACAAGACGTTCGGCAGCATTTCAATGGCACTTATCTTGAATTTGAAGGAGCTGGGATTTCGCACACCGCATCGACAGTAACCCATGATGGTTATATAACTATAGCGATCAATGGAGTTGCTTACAAATTAATGACAGGTTCATAACAGGAGAAACAAAGATGGCATTACCAAGACTACCAGCCGACTCAACGGGCATAGACGTTACACTAAGAATTAACGCAAAATTACGACCGTATTTTACAGTGTGGTATCAGCGCAAAAAGAATCCAGGTGAAACGCCTGAACAGTTTGCTATTCGGTATTTAAAAGCTGCGGCATTAAATGATTACATCACTGATGTCGCGCAAGCTGAAATGAATGCAGCTGAAGAAGATAAGAAAGCGCGAATTGAAGCTATGAGCACTGACATACAGTCTTTGCCTGATGAGATAGATGCCCCCTGATGACAACGGATATAACAGCCGATTGTGACTATATCACTGCAGACTCAGTCTGCATAACGGCTGATGGAGGGAGCGTCTGCGCACCATTAACTGATCCAAATTCAGGCGTGATTAGAGGTGTCCCGATAATGGTGTCAATTGATAATTCAGATATTATAGCTGGAATATCTAGACCTTATGATATCTGTGCTGCTGTGATTCAGAAAAACATATTAATTGGGCTAGAGAAAGCAAACGTACAAGCGGGGATAGGAGATGTCTGACATAAAGAATATTTTAATAGGGGACACTGTAAGATTAACATGGGTGAGTTCTGGCGCTGTGCCATCAGCAATTTCTTCGTCAGTATTTGATGGGTCTGATACATTAATCAACTCAGCCTCTATGTCCAGCTCAGGTAATGGCCATTATTTTAGCGATTACACTGTGCCGTCATCCACAGGTTACTATGTTGCTCAGACAGACGCCACTTTAGACGGACTGCCTTACAAGAATAGGACGAAGTTTAAAGTTGTGAAGCAGGAGGTTGACTGATGGCTAGATATATAGATTGGAGTGATGTTGTAGATCGTTACTCTATGATTTCTGATTTTGAAGGTTCGATAGAGGTTGATTCTACGTACATTAGCTATGCAGAGGCTGATATTGAAAGCAGACTGGCTTCAAAGTTCAGCACGCCCTTCTCTGATAATAACATAACAGTTAAGGACTTATGCATAGACGCTACTTTGTACAAAGCATTGATGTTCAAAGACACGAAGAAGTCTGAAATAATAGGTAAGTCTATTGATGAGCGCATAAAAATGCTTCTCGACGGGGCCACAGTTATGATGACAAATTCAGGAAGTTCGTTATATGCGGACATAGACACAGCATGGTCAGAAACAGATGGATACACGCCAACATTTGGGGCTGGTGACGAAACCAATTTCCTTGTAGATTCTAGCAGGCTTTATGATGAGGAATTAGCGCGTGATTAAAGTAGAAATCAAGCCTACTAACCAAGCGCAAGTAAAGCGCAAATTTGAGCGACTTATTTCCCGAGTCAGTAACACCGGTGTCCTTATGAAGAAGATATCGATTTTTCTAGACCAGTGGACACAACAGAATTTTGATACTGAGGGTGGGCATGTCGGTGGTTGGAAACCTCTAAAAGCAGGCGGTAGAAAGCTAAAAGGTAAGTTCGATCCAATGGCTAAAATATTGCGGGATACAAGCGAGCTGAGCAAAAGCTTTAAACCTTTTAGTTCAAAAACCAATGCAGGCATAGGCTCCGATCTCCCATATGCACCAACACATGAGCATGGTAAAGGCGCAGTCCCTCAAAGACGAATGCTACCTAAAGGGCCTGATGTCATGGATGAGGTGCTTAAAAAAGCTGAAGCACATGTTAAGAAGAGTATAAGCAGATTATGATTAACGCATCCATAATAACTAAAGCAGTGGAAACGCTTTTAATCAATGGACTCAAGGCAAAGGCGCATGACTATAAAGTGTCAAGAGGGAAGTATGTAAATATGAATCCAGAGTTTGCCCCATGGGTTGGTATTTACAGAGGCTCGTTGGACTATGATACAGCTACATTGGGGTATGGTTTAAATAGTTGGAAAGCGTTATTTGAAATAAAGATAATCGTACAAGCCTCTAGCATTAAAAGCGGGGAGCAGGCAGAAGAAAGATTAGAGAATTATATTAAAGACGTGCTGGATGTTATCATGGTTGACAAAACTCTTGGAGGTAGTGTCAGCATGATAAATAGTGCAAGCGTTGAATATTCGTATAACGAAGTAGAGTCTGAATCATTATATTTTCAGAATGCTGAAATAACTATCGGAACGGAGGTAAGAACACAATGAAGACTATTAAGTGGGAAAGTGAGCGATGCTTTATTCCCGGATATGGTGAAGCAGTGAAAGGCGCAGAGATAATATTACCAGACGATCAAGCAAACTCGTTTGTGAATCGGAAAATGGCTACCCATGCATCTTCTGGCGAAAAATTAAAATCTATTAAAATTAAGGGGGTAGAATAATGTCATACGGTCAAAAATCAAGGCTCGGTATTTCTTTTCAGGATTCGTACGGCACAGCCTTACAGGACTCTGTTTACTGGATACCAAAATTATCAGAAGACGTGGGTCTAATGATACCCCCATTGGTTGAACAAAATCTAAGGGGTGTCTTGGATGAAGGTGCTCATTATGCGGGGCCGAAAACTGCGGCGGGAACTATTTCCATGGAGGCTGCGCCCATCCCTCTAGGAGTAATGCTTCAGGCCGCTATGGGGGCACCTTCCACAGTCAATTCAGGCTCGCTCTATACACATACGTTTAAACCGCGAACTTCGGATTGGGATGAGTATACAGCTAACGCTCCATTAACAGTTGAAAAATACATGGACACAGGATCGTCAAATTTGTTTTACGACATGTGTGCCAATACGTTAGAACTGAGAATAGCACAGGGTGAGTTTATGCAAGCCACTCTGGGACTGGTCGGCGGCAAGTTCTCGCAGCAGGCTGCTACAGCTGCTTCCTACCCTGCCGTGCCACTTTGGACATGGGATGTTACTTCTGTGTCGGTTGGTGGTACTGCTAAAGGGGAGATAATGGACGCCACTATTTCCATGGAAGAAAGCATAGAAGCACAGCATACTCTGAACAATAGTGTGTATCCTAGTCGCAATAAGCGCACTGGATTCCGTGTACTCAATGTTAGTGGTACATTGAAATTTGATAACGCTACTGAGTATCAAGAATTCCTTGATCAGTCAGAGCGTGAGTTGATTGCCCATTTTGAAGGAACTACAGCAGTACAGAGTGGGTATAACAATTCGTTAACGATCAAAGTTCCGTTGTTGCGACATGTTGAGTTTAAACCTGCGGCGGGTGGTCCCGGAGAATTGGAAGTCGGATTCACTAGTAAAGGTGTTTACTCAGCCACCTCAGCTACTGCCCTCCAGGTAATATTGGCCAATGGCCAAGCAGCATACTAATTAACTTAACTCAATATAAGAGGATCATACAATGAGCAATTTCATGCCACTGGTACGAAGAGAGTACGAGTTTGAAGGGGACACCATCTCAGTGTCGTTCACGCGGTTAACGCGTCAGCAGATGATTGAGATATCACCATATCTGCCTAAAGACGATCATGGTCTCAGTGAAGATGACAACATGTCTTTAATTGGTAAGGCGATAGACATTCTGAAGAAAAATGTGGTGGACTTCTCAGGGCTAAAAAATGCTAATGGAGAACCACTGGCATTTTTAGATATCATAGATGACACTTACTTTTTTTCTTTGAGCACAGACATGGTGAAAGATTTAATGGGGGAAAGTATGCTGTCTGTAAAAAAAGAGAAGCCGCAGAAAGAGGAATCTATCGAATCTGTAGAGGGCACAAAGGATTCGATGGGTCAAGTGTTGTTGTCTGCGGCTTCGGATTAGACATCTGGTATGATTTATTTACAGGGTGTCATAGTATTACAGACTATGGAATTGTGCAGACAGGATGGCCTGATGGAGAAAGTTACTTGGAACAAGGGAACATGACTGTGTCCATGTTCAAGATGATTACTGGAATATTAAACGAGGCTAGGAAAAATGTCTAATAAAGTTGAGTTTTCCATAATAGGGAAAGACAAGTTCTCTAACAACTTGCGGAATATGCGTTCGTCTGTTAATGACATCGCCAAAGACTTAATTAAAATTGGGGCTGCTATTACCGCAGGACTTGGCTTCGCAGGTAAAACATTAATAGATGTGGGCGCAAAAACAGAGAGCTTAAAGTTACGCATGAGTTCTCTTCTGGGGAGTGTGGCCGAAGGAAATCGTGTTTTTAAGGATATGTCAGATTTTGCGGGTAAAGTGCCATTTGCTTATGAAGATATAATGGAGGCGTCTACACAATTGTCTGGTGTGCTAAAAGGTGGGGCTGCTGAGATTAAAGCAACTATGCCGATGATCGCTGATTTAGCAGCAGTGTCAGGGTTGAGTATACAACAAACCACTGATCAGGTTTCAAGAATGTATTCAGCTGGCGCTGGCGCTGCTGATCTGTTCAGGGAGAAAGGGATCAATGCGATGCTCGGCTTTAAATCTGGTGTTGCCGTTAGCGCAGAGGAAACAAAGAAGAAATTAATTGAAGCATTCGAAGACCCAGCATCTAAGTTTAGAGGCGCTGCGAATAAGTTGGCTACCACGTGGGAAGGTACGTTATCTATGATAGGTGATAAATGGTTTCAGATGAGGTCTACTTTAGCTGAAGCTGGTGTATTTAATTATTTCAAATCTATCGCTCATGTTATAAATGACTTGTTTGGACAAGCACTGGACAACACAAAAAAGAACGCTGAATCGTGGTCTAATTCTATTATTGATGGCATACGATATGTGATAGATGCTGTTGGATTTCTAGCTGACATGTTTCGTGGTCTCTCCGTTGTTTGGTCTGGTCTGAAAGCATTGTTTGCTAATTTCATAACCTTCCTTTTGGAGAATTTACAGAAAGCACATGAAGGGTTAGTAGGATTCATTAACATGATTCCTGGAATTGATATTGAACCAGTGGCGTTACTAGGAGAGGCTGTGCTTTCACTTAAGAATGTAACAGCTGATTTAAATAAAGAATTCGATGACATGCTAATGAAAGAAATGCCCTCTGAAAAAATTGAGGCATTTAAAATGAAGGTGGAAGAGACTTTTATTAAACTTCAAGAATTGTCCGCTGTCGCAAACGAGCAGATATCGTCTGTTACTGAGGGGTTCGTAGAGAAGACTGATGAAACTTTAATACACCTTCAAGAACGCACTGATGAGTGGTTGACTGGGTTGCGTGAGAACTCCCAGACATTTGTAGACAGCTTCTTCACGATGGTGGACAGCACTGTTAACTCACTAGCTGCTGGCATAGCAGGTGTGATAACAGAAGGTAAAAGTCTAGCTGACACATTTAAGAACATCGCTAAACAGGTGCTAGCTCAATTCATCACAATGTTAGTTAAGATGGGTATTCAGCGCATGATACTGGCTGTGATGAACAAAGGAGCCAATACGTCTGAGGCGGCGGCTGGGGGTGCGAAAGCAGTAGCTCTTGCCGGAGCCAATATGTTTGCATCATGGGCTGGTGCTCCATGGCCTATAAGCTTGGGGGCGCCCGTAGCAGCAGCGGCAGCGGTGGCCGGCGCTACTGCGTCCTTGGCTGCTGGGGCTGCCGCAGGAGGTTCAGCCGGTGCGACGATAGGGGGCGCGTTCCATGGGGGTACTGATTTTGTACCTAAAGAAGCCAGTTTTCTATTGGACAAAGGGGAACGCGTACTAAGCCCAACTCAAAACAGGGACTTGACTTCATTTCTTAGTGAAGGCGGTGGGCGTGGAGTTACAGTTACTAACCTTAATGTCCACATCATGGAGAATGCTACAAACGCAGATTCATTCTTCCAGATGGATGAGTTCCAGATACGAGAAATTGTAGCAGGGCCAATCATTAAAGCATTGGACACTTTAAACGATCAGGGCATACGTCCTGTGTTTGCTGAAAGGGCGGGTGAATAATGGCTTATAGATTGTTCGTTGACAGTAGTAACGGCATAACTGTAAATCCAGAATATGATTTTAAAGACAGCGCCTCTAAAATTGAGAACAGATTTAGGTCTCGGTCATCCGCAGAGTTTGTTTATAAATGGGCAGAGTATAAAGTAAAAGAATTTGGTGTGATGTATGTAAACAGCGAATTTAAATCAGTAGTTAATAGTTGGTGGAGTAGCAATGCAGACTTGTTATTTAAAGATGAAGGGTCTACTGATGTATTCAGCGTGCATATTGTAAATAAAGATCAGCCTGTAAGTGAATTTATAAAGCCCTATACAGATTCATTTAAAGGTGTCATTAAACTGGAAACTTATTAAATGAGTCACACTGTTACAAGTTGGTTTACTGCACAGTCGTTTTCAAAAACACCAGCACCGATTGTACGCAAGTTTACCATAGGCTCTAGTGATTACAGCTCACGAGTAATGAAATGGCCGTCGTTTACACGTAGCCATAATGATATCCGTCCAATTAGTTTAAAGATGATGTTAGCCAACGCGGATGGCGGTATGAACTATTTACGTAGCGACAAAACACTAATGGAGAATAATTGCGATGTAAGCTTTGGCTTTACCCATGCGACTTCAGGCGATGAGCTGATAGACATGTTCTCAGGTAAAATGAGCAAGCTGGTTTTTAAGAATGAAGTCCTAGACATATCTATCACCGATAAATTTAAGCAACTAACTGAGCGCGTTGTCGGCACTTCTGATGTGCCTGTATCGTATACAGGATCGAACTATCTTCCTTCGGACGTAGCATGGTGGGCTATTACTAGTTACGGTGGATACGACGCTACTGTAAGCTCAGCCAACACTGACATCAATTATAGCACTTTTGCGGAATGGGCCTCTGTATTTAGCGGTGATGCGGTATTTATAGAAGCGGAATTTAAGGGTACAAAGGTTGCGGAGATATTAAGAAAATTGGGCCGCTATACGCAGTCAGCGATTTACATAGATGACAATAAAATATCCTTTCATAGATTTGGTGTGGCAGACTCCCATAGCACTACGCTGGGCAGCACAGATTTAAGAAATGTAGAGGTTAGTTTTGATAAGTCTGATCTGGTAACAAAGCAATATGTTTTTGCCGATTATGATACTACTTCACGCTACCACAAGATCACAGTACACGCATCTAACTCTGCATCTGCCAATAGCTTTGGGCTGCTGGAAGCAGTAGAGAAAGACAGTAATGTCTGGTATGTGAACAGCGCATCTGGTATTAATCTTGCGGAAAGAAAGATTCTTGTAGACGGGGAGCCAAATGATAAGTTAGTTGCTGAAACAGGGCTACAAGGTTTTCCATTGTCCATTGGGGAGACACTTACCATTGTAGATGATTTCTTTAGCGAAACACAGTCTTATCGAATTATGGGGCATACACTAAACATGGACACTGGACTGTCGACACTAAAGATAAACAAGGCTCTATTATTTTCAGGATTTATTTTAGACACATCAACCCTCGATGGGCCAGATACTTTAATATAGGAGTGCATACAGTGACGATAGTCAGAACAGCAGTTTGTAGCATATGCAGTGATATGATAACTGAAGAGCAATATGGCAAAGGATTTCCAGGGTGGTGCATTATTAGCGGGATTTCCATGGTGGAGCCTGTCGAGGGAGAGCCATTAACTGAGGACAATACAACCAGCCACCTATGCGAGAGCTGTAAAAACGAATTA